TACCGGCGGCGGCTGCGTTGGCTTTGTTCGCCATCGCGTGCAACAGGTTGCCGCAGCGGCTTTGACCGCTGGTTTTAGTGGCAACAAAGACGTGCTTCGCACCTACCAAGCTCTTGCGGTTAACACCGCAAAGGGTGGTGTTGTTGGCAACGTGCTGAATGTTGATGTGATCAGCATGGCGACTTACGAGTCGCTTATTCACACCAACGCTTTCCCTCGTGTTGCTGCGCCTTTTGTTACTTGTGATGGTAATGTAGGTGCTGACGATTCGATTACCTTGACCACGGCTTCTGGCGCTGCCCGCTGCCAGTGGCAGTTGCTTGATGGCACTCGCCACCCTGCAATGATTAAGGTTATTGGCTGCGGTGCTTTGGCTGCTGGTCCTGGTGCGTTTACGCCCATGGCTGCGGTAGATGACCCGGTGCTTAACGAGGTCAGCAACGAAGCGCTTGGTGTTTATGCCAACCTTGGTTTGTCTGCCCACTTCACGGTGGATCGCAGCATTAATCAGCTTGCTCTCGCTTCCGGCGGCGGCACGAGCATTAACCCAAGCCTTCGCTCAACGGTTGAGTCGATTAACGTCGCCGCTGTTGGTGGCAATGGCGATCTCAACTTTGGCCGTATGCAAACGGTTCTTGATGAGATCATGGTGCTTGGTGGTGATGATCCTGATTGCATGTATGTGCATCCTGGACTTCGCCAGAAGTATGCTGACCTTCTGGTCTGGACTAATCCCGGATCAATCAAGAAGGATGCAGTTGGCAGTGTTAGCACGGGTGATCCCGGCTTCAGTGGTTATGCCTTTAATGGTATTCCGGTGAAGATGAGCCGCCATTGTGGCAAGGGTGTTATCATCTTCTTGAAGACGAAGACCTGGACTATTGCAGAGCTTCAGAGCTTCGGCATGGCCGATCTCGACGGAAGTGTGCTGAGTCGTCTTACGAGCCAAGATGCCTGGGAAGGCTTCGTGCGCTGGTACTACAACTTGGTTTGCAAAGAGCCGAACCGAAACGCTATCCTGACGAACATTACGTTCCCAAGCTAGTGTCCCTTCAAGCGCCCCCCCCTCTTAAGAGGGGGGGTGCGCGAGGAAGAAAATATGCGCCCTCATTCTTTTGGACAAGCTTCGCTTATCAATCGGCAAATGCCTATTAAGCGCAAAGATGAGCCAGACATGACAGCGGCAGCCGGCGGTGCTGTTTCTGGTGCGATGACCGGCGCTACAGCAGGTACTAAACTTGCGCCAATGCTTGCGGCTGTTCCTGTTGTTGGCCCGGCTTTAGCAGCAGCCGCTCCTGTTGCTGGTGGAATTATAGGCGGCTTAGGCGGTGGCTTTATGGGCGGAGCATCAGGAAAACAAACAAGCGGGCAAGAAATTCTTGCTTCAGCAGATAGCCTTAAATCTGCAAGAGAAGCAGCAGCCGAAGCAGCTAAAAAAGCGGCAAAGAAAATAGCTAAAAAAGCAACAAAGGCACTATGATGATTGATGCTATTCCTTTCGAGAAAAAAGAAGGCGCACCTGATATTCCTAAAGCCAGCATTATGGCAAAGAAGATTGAAGACAGTAAGCGCTACCGGCAAAGCTACACAAAGGTCTGGGACCTTTGTTCTTTATTCTTGCAGGGAAAGCAGCATCTGCGCTGGAATAAGAACTTAAAGAATTACATCACTGCGCCCGAAGACCGTCGAAAGAACCGGGTAACAGTTAACATTATTTTAAATATCTATCGGAACATCCTTGCTCGACTAAGCATTGCTTATCCAAGTATTGCCGTTATGCCTTCGAGCCCATCAACAGATGACATTGAAAAAGCAGAAGCTTCCGAAACTATGCTTCGTTATTACTGGCATAACGAACACATGAAGGACACGATTACCGAGGTCCTTGAATGGCTACTGCTTACAGGCAACAGCGCATTCCATACCTTCTATGATCCTGACGATGACAGGGTTCGTACTCGGGCAGTTAGCCCTTATGATCTTTTGTTTGAAGAAGGCACGACGACACCTAGCGAGGCAAAGTGGGTATCTCTTCGGCACATTGTAACAAAAGAAGATCTTAAAGCAGCTTACCCAGATCAGGCTGACTACATTGAAAAATCAGGTTCAGCGCCTGACAACACTTATGACAGTCTTTATCAGCGGGCAGCAGGCAACAACGGCGCTGAGTTAAAAGACCGGCTTGAGATCTTTGAGGTCTACACAAGCAATGGCGAAATGGGAATGCTGTTGGGTACTAAGTGGCTATACAAATGCTGCTGGCCAACCAAGCAAAGTCCTTTGACGTTTGTTCGCTATACGAATGTCCCTGGCCGTTTGTGGGGGCTAGGCATGGTTGAGCCTTTGCTTGAGCTTCAGATGATGTACAACAAAGCAAGAACCCAAGTCATGCACAACGCTGAGCTTATGGGTAATCCCAAATGGCTTGTGCCTAAATCCTCTGGGGTTTCTCGAGATGCTTTGTCTGATAGCCGGCCGGGCGAAAAGGTTATGTACAATGCAACGTCTGGACCTCCGCCCCAGCAAATTGCTGCTGCTCCTTTGCCTAATTATATTCTCGATAACATCAAGCAATTGTCGGCCGAGATGCTGGATGTTGCAGGCGTGCATAGTACAACTCTTGGTAAACGAGCTATTGGTATCGAATCCGGCGCAGCTATTCAGTCACTTGCCAATAAAGATTCTCAGCAGTTGCAGGTAACTCAATCAAATATCGAACAAGCTATTAGAGAAGTATCTGTAGCAATTCTTGAAATGTGCAAAAAGTTTTACGACAAACCTAAGATGATTAGGATGATGGATGAAACTGGGCGCATTGTTCATAAGGCGCTACAGAATACTGACCTTGTAGATAGCCCTGAGGTCTACCTCGAGGCAGGAACTTTGTTCCGTGACGAGAAGCCCGACCGAGATCAGCGCATCCTTGAAATGACTAAGCTTGGGTTGCTGGATAAAACTGAAGCGCTTAAGGCTCTTGATTACAAGACGGGCAATGCTCGAGTTACTAAACGCATGGCCGGGTTTAGCCACGCTCACGACATGCTTAATGCTGTGCTTGTTGGTGCAGCTATTGAGGTCTTTCCTACTGATGACCTTGAGGCATTTAGCGAAGTCTTTGGTAGCTTTATGCGTAGAGAAGAATACTACCAAATGCCGCCAGAGCGACAAGACTATATCCGAGATGTTTATGTTTCAATTGCTTCTTTTGGTAAGCCCGATGAAGAATTTCAAGAAATGGAATTTACTCGCACGGTCTTTCCTCGGGTCGAAAAGCAGCCCGATGAGGCAGTAGCCGGCATGGCTTCAATGACTAGTGGCTTAGGTGCTAGCCAAATGGGCCAAGCTTCTATGGACATGCAACAGCGCCGGAGCCTGCTTGATGAAGGCAACCCAGAAGCCGGGCTTAGCAATGTTAGAATGGGCGGAACAGGATGAACACTTTAGATGTTGCCAATCTATTTAAGTCCTATGCTGATGAGACAGACAGCACCTTCTTAACTGACGACCAGGTAAAGCTTTATCTTGCTCAGGGTTATAACGATCTTAGAGATAAAGTTTCGGATGTTAATCCTTACATCTACAATATTGAACACTTGTTTGATTTAACAACGAATCAATACAACCTAGAAACAGCTAACATTCTCGGGCAAGGAGCAGTTGCCGGCAAAAAGCTTTCTCGGTTAATTAATATTGCTCGGATCAACACAACGACAAACAATGATCTGATTGAGTATCTTCAATCAGCCCCGTCGATCGCTACATCCCAGTTGTTTCAGTATGTACTGCAAGGCAGCATCATTAACTTTAGCGGTCTTACAAGCGGATCATTCCGATTAGAATACATCCCGTTTCATAATACGGTCTTTAATCCAACTGGTGCCGCAGCCTACATTGATGATCTAGATAGCTTTCACGACATGATCGCCTTATATGCATATCGTCGTTACGCTATTCGAGATGGGGCGGATAATGCGCAACTCCTTAGGGAGATTGCGCAAAAAGAAGCAGCGCTAAACAACTTCCTTCAGAGCGGAAGAAGCCACCAGGCATCCAGGTACGTTAACGACTATTACGAATCTTGGGGATAGCATGGCTACAAACGGAACAGAGATCGAGCTTCTTACTTCCGGTGTTGAGCAAGACGGTTCTAAGCGCGTTACCTGGACTCAGAATACCTGGATGGTAAACAAGTCGCTTAACGTGCGGCCTGGCTGGGGCGTTGAAGCTGAGCTTGATACTACCCTGGGCATGAACATTAAAGGCGATAGTAGCTCTGCTGGCTTTACGACAACAAACATTAAGTTTGGTTTTGAAGAGCACCTTGGTTCTCATTACATCAAAACACCGTTTGGAAACGAGCAGGTTGTCTCTTTGTTTTGCGGCAGAGGAACTGCTGACAACTTGTTTGGAACGGGAGTAACAAACACTCCTAACTACAAACCAAGCTGGAGTAAGTTTTACTTTGTAAGGGTCTTTGATTTAACGACTCGTCGTTCCTGGGAAGAGATTCTTTACTCGATGACGGCGGAGCTTGCGAATCAAAAGGGTTATGGCGGCAACCTGGGGGGCAACCTTGCGCCAAGCACACCTTCTGATTGGCATGGTAACTACTCTGGAGAAGCCAGGGGCTCAAAGTTTTTGCATGGCAACACTGAAGATCAGTGGTGGTTTTCATCTCAAGATAACAAGGTTTACTTTGGCTCTAGCGAAGCTGGCGTTTTTGTTTATCGGCCTGCTGATTTTTCAAGCTTAATGAATCAGCAAGTATCTGTTTCTGTAAACACTCAGCCCTGGAGATCAGAGGGCACACTTGTAACCCGGGTTAACTTCTTTAACGGTACGCACGAAGAAAGCTATCGGTATGCAGACAACGCTACTCTTTCAGGGTTGCAAGTAGCCGCCCCTTTTAGGGGGCGGCTTGCTTACGCTCAGGGTAACGTTGTTTGGTTTTCTGATGCGGGCTCTCCCGGAAACGTCATTGGAATTAATACCCAAGGCATTTCATCCTCAAACCCCATTACGGCAATGGTAGAGTTAAGAGGCAACCTAGTTATTTTTACTAGGTCTGAAATGTTTTTCTATTCTCCAAGCGAGGGCGTGATTGTTTCTAAGGGTCGCCCCCCGGTAAAGATCAGCGCAAACGTTGGGTGTGTAGGCCCTCAAGCGATTTGCCGTTACGAGCAAAGCATTGCTTGGGTTTCAAATAGCGGAGTCTTTACTTCGCAAGATGGCACTTCGGTATCAGAGCTATCTGAAAGCATTAACAGTTTCTGGAGCGGCAATGGTATTATGACCAGCCCAATGACCAGTTACTATGAAAGCGCTGCTGGCTTTGTAGACATTTCTGCTACTAATCCGCCAAGCATGGAAATCCAATTCGATTCTAAAAATGTAAGCATTGCATATAGCCACAAAAAACAAGCGCTTTTGTTTTCTTCTCCTAAGGCAAATGGCTGCTGGAGCTACAGCGGGCTTTGGTCTTGGTGGCCAACAGAATCAAACATTAGTCTTACAGGGGCGGGCGCTCCGACCGTAGGTAAAACTCAGAATCTAATTAACCCTTACGTCCTTGCTTCGGATGATGATTTCTACTGTGTCTTTGGTGCAAACCAAGAGACAATTGCAGACAACTCACTGGCCTATGCTTCATCGCACGTTGGGTTGGCATCTCCCTCAGCGGGAAGTAATTATGTTCTTACTCGGCTTGGAAGGGGTGGCGCTTTAGATCGCTCAACAGAAGATGAAGATCTTAGATTAGGCGCTGGCAAGTATATGCTTTCGCTTTTAGATACGAGCAAAACGCCTATTCGGTTTATTTTAAAAGAACCAATCAAAGAAGAAACAGCTACCGGTCCAAGGTATTGGATTCCAATTGTTCTTTCTAATGATTACCAAGCTCTTGGGAACCTTGTTTATTATGACATTATATTTAAATTTGACCGAGCGCGTTGGAGTACTGAAGAAACTGCCGGAGGAGCAATTGCCCCAAGGTACCCAAGCGAAAGAGTGGACTCGTCTCCTGGCGTTACTATTGCTAGGACCGAGAACGCTGCTGGCGCTACTGGCAGCGGGGTCACTTATGATCGGGTACATCTTCGTTTTGACGGTGTTTCGGTTGCTAATACCTGGACTACTCATCCAAACCTAAGTGTCGCTAAAGGCTTTCACCACAATGTATTAGCTTATGTTTCGATGAAGCCCCTGACTACAACCGAATCGGTTTCCGGGTTTGGTATTGCAGTCTTAGATGCAACGGTTAAGGACTCTGCCCCCTCGACTTTTACTAATGTAGAGAGCCTGGTTTGGTTTCAGAACTTTATCCGAAGCGACTCATCGCACAATAACGATGCAAAAGCTCAGGGTGTAGACTGGGCATACAAAAGCAAAGAAGAGGCAGCAAACGGCAATCAGCTAAGAGCTAGGGGTGTTTACGCTAACGTAAGAAGCACCGGCTCTGCTGCAACAAAGCTCAGTCCTGGCTGGCTATGGGGTGTTTACAATCTGATCTTGGGATCAGACTATAAAGAATACGCAAGCCAGATTATAGATTACGCAGGCAACCTAACAAAAGTAGTAGACAAGCTTACCATCCGCTCAAGGCTTAAGGATAACTCTGGGGCCATGGCGACAAAGACATTTAACAATAAGGCAAAGTGGGGATCAAATGGCACCCCTAGTGATGGCAATTACCTAATTGATGACAGCCAAGATGACACGATCGCCATTTCAGACAGTGTTAAGGGTCAGCGTATTAGTTATATGGTCTTTGGTTTTATGAGGAACCGAGCAGAAAGCTTGGCTATTACAAGTCTTAAAGGGGTATTCCGTCCTGGTGGCAGCAGGAGGCGACGAGGACGATGACAAGACTTGTTTACTCTAGTGTTGCTCAAGACGAAAAGACAACAGATCAACTAGACAGAGAAAACCAAAACAACATGATCCGGGAACTTGCCGGAGAGGGTGTAGTTAGGGTTGCTCCTGGCGGAGCATTTGATGAAGACCAGCCTTTTGGAAATGATTACTTTGTCTCTTCTGGCACGCACCAAGGTCTTGTAGTTAACAAGCCCATGGCAGCCCTTTGGGGGGCTGCCAGGGCCAGGATAACCAGACAGGCTTTAATTAAAGCAGACGCTTTTATTAACTCGCTTTACTTTGTCCAGGAAGACGACCCGTCTAATCTTAATAGTTTAGTTGTTGTCTCGAATAACTCGAGGGTTGTTTTTAATAACTGTATTTTCCAAAGGAGATACAATGCTCCTATTGAAGCTCCTGCTCCCGCTACTACTAAGTGTTTTGTTTTGGTTGAATCAGGAAGTAGTGCTACGTTTCAAGGGTGCTGTTTTAGGTCCAATCAATCTGCGGGCGTGATGAATGGGGCAGGTACTGTTGTCCAAAACGCTAACGCCGCAGCTGCTGCTCCTACTGGTCCTTTGCCTGGGGTTTATATTATTGGTGGCACGAACCTAACAACGCACAACCACGGGTTGACCGTGACCAAAATAGGCGGCGAGGTCTAATGAGTTCATTACGGCGACTAACGGATCAGCAATTTTCTGATGGCACAACCATTGATGGCAACCGATTAGAAAAAGCGCTCCGGCAGATCGAAGAGTGGAGCAACGACATCCCGGATGGCGACCTTGAAAGTCGCTGGATGCAAACTCAAATGGTTTTAAGCTTTAGCCCATTTACCGCAGCCGAAGTTGCAAGGCTAAGCGCCCTAGGCGGAGCCGGGGTTAGTGGACACAGGAAGGCCCCGGCCCTGCCTGTTTATAATTCCAATGCTCCAGCCGGTAGCGACCCAGGCAACAACCCTTTTCGCCTAAAAGGGAACAGGCTTTACTGGCAGGCTGCTTATGCGAACAACTGGATAAGCACGCCCCTTCAGTACGCCTGGTGCGCAACGCTTCAGACAGGAAATGATCCAGTTATTATTGATGGTGTTTCTATGTTTTTAGAAAACGGAAACTCTGAATACACTAATGACTTTAAATACGACGGAGGAACAGCACCTGGCCAAGAGCAAGCTGGTTATTTTGTAAACGATATTCAGCTTCAGATTACAGCAGACAATCCGTTTGTGTTTGAAAAACAAGATCAGAACCAAGTCCTTTATCATCGGCACCAATTCTCTGCGGCAGAAGCTCTTCAGTGCCCAGTAGCAACAGGCACTTCTTTTCCTGATATAGTACCTAGTGGCATTGTCACATACGAAGACAACACAAAAACTTTAGCTTTAATTGATCGAGACATGGGACTTCCGGTTCCCCCAAAAACCAGGTTTCGTTTCTATTTGATTCTTAGGGCGGATGGGCCAAGCGCATCTGCTGCTAATAAACCTTGGGGAGATTACCCCTTTGAGACAACGCGTCCTAGTCTGACACTGACGATGCTCGAAAGGACTGTCCGTGCCTAATGTTTTTAAAAGGCTTACTAGGGGCATTAAGCTTTTAATTGAGCACATCTACACACCTGTAGCTCAGACGATGACTCTGCTTACAGGCACGGGTGTCTCAACTGATAACTTAAAAAATGAAGATGGGACGTTTAGGATTACATTAAACTTTCCATACATTAGCCCCTTTGCGTCTAACGCATCGGCCAGCTTAGGCCGCTCAACAACTGCAACGTCGTTGTTTATCCTGCCTGCTCTTCAAGACCAGTTTACTTCAGATAGTGAAGAGATTGAAAACTATGAGCTTGTAGAGATTTCTGTCGGTCAAGACACTCGCTGCGAATCAGCCCACATTACAGGCTACCAGGGTCTTGCGGCAAGCTCACCAGAAGGCACTATTAACTATGGTCTTCCTTCTTCTTTTTCTTTGCATATTAGCGGGTCTGATCTTTCAACTTCTCTTACCAATGAGTTTGATGACGAAGTATTTAAGCTTACGATCCCTGACCTTGCTTTAACTGATACATTTAGAACTGCTAATCCTTTTGTCCAGACAGGGATCAACGTTCAAATGCGCCATGACAAAGCGTACATTGCAGAGATTGTCCCAACACATGCAGGCAGAGGAATGTATTCTTTTACTGTCAGCATGAAGTTTAAAACAAAACTAAGGCAAAGAGATCGAGGCGCAGCAAGCGTTCAGAATCTTCCGACGGCTCACAACGGAGCATTTACCCCTGCTGCACAAGCGCCTGTCTTACCCGCAAGCAACTCAACGATCTTAGCTGACGGGGCTTCCGGTGTTAATACTGCGTTTTCTCTGGTGGATACTTTTGTTCGTAACCGCCTTAAGGGCGGTTACAAACAAGATGGAAGTATTCACTACAGTGAATCTATTCTGACAGATGCTGGCTATGAAGTAATAGCTGTGCCTTTGTTTGCGCCATTGCATGTTAAGCGGGACGTTCCTGGAGCGGGTGCTGATAACAATGATATTTACAATAGCTGGCAGACACTGCCTTATAGCTCAGCAGGTGCCTTTAATACTTTCGATCGCGTTCTTGTTCCTATCCACTACCCAATAGTAATTCATCATGTTCTTGCTGCTGTGAACTATTCCCCGTCAGAACCCGCCGGCTCAAGATTAAGGCCAACATCAACTACGTTTACTAACCAGGTTGGCGTTGGAATGATGACAGGAATTCGATCTGATCTTTATGCTATGCAGCAAGTAGCTACAGCAACATGGAATCCTGTGGGAGGAGCAGCGCCTATTACGGGCAATCGTTTCTTTACAGGCAACACCCCTGGCTCAAGTTGGGATCTTGTAAGTGTTCCCTTAGTAGGTACTGGAGGATTAGGTTACACTCCTCAGGGCAAGCCGGTGTTTGTAGGCAGCGGAACAAATGTCACAGATGCCAGATCAAACATTGCTGGCGGAGCGTCGGCAACACAGGGTTTAGAACAAGCACTCGATATTCGCTGGAAAATATCTGATACTACGTTGCCTAGCGCCTGGGGTGCAGACGAAACAATCATCGGTTATCCCGGTCATTGGATCTACATCATTGGCAAGAAGCATTTAATCTAGGAGAAGAGATGTCAAAGTTTGGAAAAGTCATTCAGGGTATGGGAGATGCCGCTCGAATCGCTGGGATTCCCGGAAAAATTGTCGGAGGTGTTGTAAACACTGGTCTTGACAAACTCCGAGGTGGGCGACCTACCAGTAAATCAATGAAGCAAGACCAAGGAACGGGCATTCGCTCTAGTGCTGCTCAAAATGCTTTGTCCAATAAAGGTTACGATACTCGAGACCAGATGCGTCTTGAAGAGCTTGGGCTTTTAGGTGATCAGGTTTCTTTAGACGAGCAAGGCATTCAAGATTTTATTGGTCGTCAAGACGATGACCGAGCCTTGCGCAAGTTTACCGCTGGTCGTGCTCTATCTAATATGATGCCAGGCTCAAGCTTGAACTCTAGCGGCGCATGGCTCCAAGCAGTAAACCAAGGCTCAATGGATGTTGCTGCTGCTGAGATGCAGCAGCGGCAACAGGCAGACCGCGAGCTTCGGGGTCTTCGTGATCAAGCAGCAGAGCGCAAAGTCGGCCTTGTGCGCAGGCGTGGCGAGTTAGGAACAAGAGAAACCGATAAAGGGCCTGCTTACGCTAAGGCTCAAGGTATGATTCAAAACGCTATCACTGAAAACTCTAATGTGTGGGGCGGCTTGCGCGGTGATAATACGAAGCAGATGTTTATTGAGGCTTCGACTATTATTAATCAGATCAGGCAAGAAAGCCCTGACGCCGCAGATGCTTTGGTTGCTGAGTATTTAACACCGGGCGGCAAAGGTTATACTCAAATTAGAAACCTTGAGGGCATTGATCAAAACCTTGGCCCTGCTGCTTATGCTGGCACCGCAACTGTTTAGGAATAATCATGGCTAGAATTATCCAACCTCAGTCTGTTTACAATCGCTCTGTCGATGTTAAACAGGCTCGACCAAAATCAATGTACGACTACAATCCTTTTGAGGAACTAATTACTCCTCAAGGAGCGATGGCAGCAGTAGATATTGTTGGCAAGGTTGGTGGAACTGTTGCTGACGCTGTTGATCATCACTCGCGAACGCGCGCAGCAGAAGCCAGAGCAGATGAAGTTGTTAAAAAGAGCAAAGCAAGAGCAGAAGCTAAAGCGCTACAAGAACAAATGAAATCCCTTGGGGCGCAAGGCAGGCTTACTCCCGAGATGGCTAGACAAATGCAGTCTAAGATCTCCGGCTTTGAAAAGAAGGAAGAACTAGAGCGCGCAGGTGCCATGGCAGAACAAAGCTACGCTACTGGCATGAGCAGACTTGCTGGCGCTAAAGACTACGCAGGCCAGCAAAGTGCGTTAGCCGACATGAGCGCTGCTTATGACCGACCAGGATCAGGTAGTCTTTGGAATCGCTTTTCTGGCGGAGCAGAAGACACAATCACTAAGCAGTTTGAGCGGGTGCGGCCTCCGCTTTATGCGGACCCGCAAAGCAAGCTAGATGCTAGAGGTGGTGCGGGTTCAGGCAAAGCAAATCGACGAGTCGGTGAGGGCTATGAACAAAGAAAAGGGCAGATTGATAACTCTCAAGGCGTTCAAGACATATTAAAAGCCGGTCGCCTTGCCACTGGGCTTGATAGCGACCCAGGGCTAATGGGTGCCCTGCCAGCGGCTTTAAAAGGCGCAGACAAATCTAACGGACTGTATTCAAGATCAATTGCAGAGGATCTTGTTAGAGCAGGTAACGGCCAGCTTGAAATGGGAGCAGAAGTTCCTGTTGGCGCAAAAGGCAATCCATTTAGCGCGCCAATGTTTACGCTGCGTACCCCCTTAACTGCTAGACAAAGACAGGAAAGCGTAACCGCTGAAGGGGAAACTATCCAGGGAGCACTTGAGTCGTTCCATAGAGACAACAGCGAAAAGGCTCGAAGGCTCATTGAGCTTGCTATGAGTCCTCGAATTAAAAGCGCTTTTGAAACTGTTCGCATTGGTGAGGCTGCTCATAATAGTCTCTGGGACCAAGAGCGCTTCGGCGCTTATGGTGACGACTTTAGCCGGAACCTGCAAGGCTGGAATGTTCTCAGGAATCTTACGCCTTTTTCTGCTGAGCAAATTTTAAATGCTCGAAACCAATCAGAGTTAATGCAGCCTGGCCATTCAGGGCATGGACCTAGAGTAAACCTAGAGCTTACCAAGGGCGACCGTCCCTCGATGGAACAACTCCAAAAGTTAAAAGACGAAAGAATGCAGGGTCAGGCAGCTAGTGAGCTTGATAAATTAAAAGCGGCAGAAGCAGCAGGCTTTAAAACTCCGCCAAGTTTGTCTGGCGCAAGACCTCAAATGTTTATTGATAGAGAAACGGGTCAGGCAACAACTCAGGACCCAAGAAGGCCTTCAGCTTATCGTGAAGGCGGAAGTTCTTTTGACGATATTATTAAAAGAAACCTTCCTGAAAACCTAAGGCAGCAGCCTTCTTCTGGGTTAGTTTCTTATGATATTGGCGGAGGTCGCACCTTACAGCTAACTGCCAAGCAGGCTGCTGAGTTAGATACAGACATGGCAGAGCCAATGACAAAGGAAGATGAAACCTTTGTTGATCAACAGGCTAAAGCCATGGGTATTAACGCTGCAACAGGCGAATCAATGCCAAACATTAATGAAGACATTCCTTCATCTAGCCGTAAGTATCGGTCACGAGCGAGAGGCCGTACAAAAAAACAAACTAAAGAACTTCGCAAAACCCTTGGTCAGTATCCAAAGTATTCTCCTCAATCAATCGTAACGGGATTAAACCAGCCAAGCACTGAGCAGGTTTTAAAGATACGAGAAAAAGCAATGCAAGTTGCAACCCAGCAAGGTGTTGAGCCTGCTTTGTTTGATGCTCTTATTAGAAGAGAAAGCGGATACCATCCTCTTGCTGTCTCTCCTAATAACGCAATTGGTTTAACTCAGGTTACTCCGCCTGCTTTTCATGATCTCGGTGGATCAGCCGAAGAGTTTGCTAATCTTTTTGATGAAGATATGTCGCTTGAAGCTGGGGCTATGTATTTAAAGTGGGTTGAAAACACCCTAAGAAAATCAGGCTTTATAAAAAAGAACGACCCCAGAAAAATCCAAAAGATTTTAGCAGGTTACAATGCTGGTGTTGGAGAAACTCAAAGGTTAGGAATTGTTGGTGTGCTTAGCCCAACAAGGGAAGCTAACGGAAGAATAGGCGAAACGCATAAGTATGTTAAAGAGATTATGATAATGATGGCTAAAGCCAAAAGAAATGCGGTAGCCGAAAGGCGCTAGGAGTAATCCGTGGTTAAGGTTCCTTCTCCAGATTTTGTTGATCCCTACGAAGTACAAGAAGAAGAGCGATCTAGAATCGCAGGCAGGCCAACTCGCATTGAGGGTTTGCCGGATACACTTCCAGAAGAAACAGCGCCTGAAAAAGTTACTCAAGCCCAAGCTCAAGTTAATGAATGGGATCAAGTTGAAAACACTCAGCCGGAACCTGCTCCTGAACCAGTAGATTATAGCTGGGCTAGAAAATTTGGCAGCGGTGTTCCTGGTTTCATCTATGGTGCAGGAACAGGACTAGCACACGGCGCTCAAGCTCTTGGCGTTCTACCTACCGGTGGAAATATTGATCTTTATTTCAATTATTTTACTGATGATAACTTCTACCAAAAACTTAATAGCGCTCCTTCTCGTAAAACTTTCCTTGAGCTTCTTGCTTACAATAAGGGCAGAGGATTTGCAGAAGAAGTAGATAAGCAAGACAAAGATTTTGCTAAAGCTGTAACCGCTCGACCTCCTCAAAACTTACTTGAGTATGGATACCCAGGAACAACTTTTCACCGAGAGCTTCCGGGGCAGGACGAAGAGAAGACTTTTCTTACTGAGGCACTTGGTCTTTATATTGATGAGGGTTTTAAAAATTCCCCTCTTTATAAAGCTAGCCCTGTTTATTGGGACACCCTTGAAGCTGAGGGAAATCCTGAGTTCGACCAGATGGTTAGTCTTTATGACGAATCATACGAGCTAAAACGAAGAACAGAATACCCAGAGTACAATACAGTATTTGAGGGCTACCAGGGTTTTGTCGATCATTCTATTCAGCTTGCCCAGCAAGATGCTGGATGGTGGCAAGGGGTAAAGCAGGACTTTACCATGATGGGCGCTGGCACTTGGGAGTTCCTGTTAACGGGATCAGGCTTTGGCGAAGACAAGGTTAATGAAACTCCATGGGAATCATCTAAGAAGATGGGTGCCCACTTAACTGGTGGGCTACTTGGCGCTGTCCTTGCAGCAGTAGAACCTGACAGAGGTGGTGCTGTTTTTCCTGAAGGCATGCCTTTAATCGGCGGAGCTAGAATGCCTGCCGGCTTTAGAAAGCCAATGATTATTCTTGGGCTTGCAGGTCCTAAGATCATGAACATTGTTCGGGGCAAAATATCTAAAGCTCAAGCAAAGCGCGTCGCTGAGTTTAGAAAAAAAGATCCTGCGTTTGATGCAATGCTAAGGAAGTTTGAAATGGGAGAGGCTGCTTATCCTAAAGCCTCTCAGCTTCCTCCTCAGGTCCGCTACGGAAAAGCGCTTAATAAACTAGACCAAGCAACGGGTATCCCTAGTCAGATAGGCAGGGCTCTAGAAGCTCCAATTACAAAAGCAGTTAAGATTGGTGACGATGGGATCGCTCGGCCTCGACTGCCAATGCGGACAAATAAGAAAGTCCTAAAGGGAAAGAAGGAACCTTCTTTTGGTGAGCCTGTTCCTGGTGCTCCAAGGCAAATGCAATGGGGAGACTTAACTAGTTCTTTATTGCATGGTGCTGGGATGTGGGTTTGGACCGGTGCACCTGAGCTTGGTTTTCTTAATCCTGGTTTGCGGCTAGCTCATTCCGCTTTGCAGAATAACAATTTTTACAACGGCGCTCTTAATAAGATGCGCGCAAAGTTTCAAAGATCCTGGGAGAATACAACAGAGGACACTCCTACCGCTGATCGCATGTCGTTCTTCCACCACAAAATTCAAGACATGGCTCGAGAGACCCGAGGCGCTGAGTTTGTTAGCCAAGCTAAGCAACAAGCTAAAGACGGCACACCTCCTGAGTGGACTCCCATGCCAGACGTTGAATACCTAGCCCAGGAAAGGCCTGGTGAGGTTGTAATGGGTGGAGTCTTTGATCCTCAAAGGCAACCAGAGGCACGCACTTTGACTCCCCGGATTGTTGCGGTAAAGGGTCCCCCCCTTAAGGGGGGGGACCCAGTTACCCCAGCAGAAGTGCCAACACAAAGACAGGCACAACCACAAAAAAGATTTACCCTTGAGCAGCTAAGAGAAAAGGCTGACCTTGATTTCCCTCTTTATGATTTCCCTGAGTCTACGCAAAGGCGGCCTGGGTTTGGCGAGCCTATTAATGCTGGAACCGCAGCCCCTGAAAGACCGCCTGCTTACTCTGTCCAGTTAGGCCAGGGCGGTTATGATGTTGTAAACGTCATGAGCAAAACTACTGCTCAAGGCATCGAAAACGCCCGCATGATTCCTGCGATGAAGCAGGCAGCGCAAAGCTACATTAAAGACATGCAAGACGGCATTGCCTTGCTGAAGAAGGCTATTGCCAAAGACAAGGTTGAAGCTCCTGGGCGCAAGGGGACCTGGGCAAAAGCAAACAAACGTCGCCGCCAAGAGATTGCTTATTTAGAAAGCAGCATCAATGCGATTGAAACTGCTGTCCGGGAAATTAGCGAGACCCTTGGGCGTGAAGCGGAAACATCATCTGGATTGCAGCAGCTTTTTGCTGAAACAAAGTTTGCCTCTAGGGGCACCAAAGAATCTATTAATAAATCTATCGAGCAAGCCGCTCCTATTGCAGATCAAAGCGGTGTAGCTGGTGTCGAAGTCTTTGCGTTTAAAGATCTAATCTGGGAATCCGCTCGAGATATTCTCGAGGCAGAGAACGAAGCGCTTCTTACTCGCCAGGCTTCTGTCCTCAAAAAGCTCGAGGTTGCCCACGGCAGGCGCGCTGTAGCCAACGCCCTAAACGAGAGCCGGAAAGAAGGCACAGCCGATCTGACGCCCGATGGGACCATCATTGAAGGCACTCCCCTTGCCCGACTTGTGCAGGAGGGGGCGCCAGTAAGGCGCACCCGGCCGCAAGGTGATTACGCCAGGCAAGACAAAAGAGGAGCGCCTGATCCCTCAGAGTGGACGCTTGATCGAGATGGTCGGCCTATTAAGGAAGACACTTACTATGCCTGGGAAACACTAGCTGAAGAAGTTCCTGTATCCGAAGGGGCGGTATGGCTTTTAGATTCTAAAGGCCGGCCTATCCTGCGTGAAAGCATGGATGTCACCAAAGGAAACCCGGACGCATTAAGCACTCCTGATTTTTTGGCTAAGCTTGACGAAGGAAAAATGAGGCCAAAGAGAAATGTCGCTCCTGGTCCAAGGTCTCAACGAGCCAAAGAGATAGATACATTTTTTGATGAATCAAAATCTGCGCTCGAGGAGCTGAGCTTTCAGGACCTAGCAAAAAAAGCAGGCGAGCTTGGGTTGCTTGTAAAGAAACCAAAGAAAAAAACCTTAGTTGAATGGAAAGGCACTGCTCGAGCAACTGAGCCACAGTTAACTATAGACCCTAAGACCGGGCAGTTTATTAAACGCTCAAAAGTTACAAGCGCTCAGGATGTTGCAGTCTATGAGATTGGTAACGAGTCTTTTACTATTGATGCAGCAGGCCGGGCTAAGCTTATTGATAAGATCGCTCGGCTCGAGGCTTCAGAGAAAGCGTTTGCTCCAGAGGTTATTCCAGAAACTGCTGCTGCAAAAACAGCACCTAAAGAATTTAATTCTTTTAATACACTAGAGGCATTTAACAAAAGAAAAGAAGAAGGGTTTTATAAGGGCGATGGGGCTGCCAGCAAACAATACAAAGACTGGACCCGTGTTATTGATCAAGAAGGTTTGTTATGGGATGTTGAAAAAGGCAACTGGTACAAACCAAAAGAGGCTCTCGCTCTAGAGTCAGCGGCTCAAAAAAGAGCAAATGAACAGGGCTTAGCAAAAGAACGGGCAACTATTAAAGCAGAGCAAAGCGTAGCTCGTGCCGAACAGGGCTTATCTTTTGCCAAACAAAAAGCTGCTAACATTTTAGATGAGGTTAATAAGCGCTCACAACAACAGCAGGAATACTTAGGAAGGCCAAGGTCAACGAGAGCTAAAGCTGTTATTGCCCGCACTCGGACTGCAAACAAAGAGCGAGACTATGCAGCAAGTGAGCAAGCTAAAGCTAAAGACCTTGTTAATAAAGCAGAGCAAAGACTTAAAGCTGCCAAAGAAAACCTACGCAAAGAGCAGCAGCAACCTGTTGCGACTGAGCCACGCAAAGCTGAAGCAACAACCCAGCGCGCTGGGATACCAGAAGATCCAAAACAAACATTTAAAAACAAAGCCGAGGCAGATCGCTTAGCGCGAGAACAAAAAGCTGAAGATGCGGCAGTCGCTGAAACAGGTGGCCCAGCAAAACAAACAGCTAAGCAGGTTTATTATAAAACGCAGTTTGATTTACTGACTAACCGATCACTAAGAGGCGAGCAGGTTGGCCTTGATATGTACAACCTAATGCGTGGCCTCGCCAAAGAGCCTGACATTCAGCGAGCTAAGACCGGTGAGTTTACTGGTGTTCCGTTTGATGCCAAGCAGGGCACAACAAAACTAAAAATGTTTAAGTCTGCCCTTAGCTATATGCCTGAGGGCCTAGGCACTAAGGGAAAAACAACAGATCCAACTCGCTATCCCAATGCTCGAGCAGAGGTTGAAGCATACATTAAAGGCGAGATGCCTAGAGATCTCTTAGCTAAAGAGAAGCGAACAGTAGATCGTTTTGGTGAGCAACTAAACAAAGACATTAACAGAATTGATGAAGCTTTTATTGAGGGCAAGATTACCCCTGATGAGCGCGTGTCTTCTTTGGCTGATCTTTTAAAGCAACTTGATGAAGATATTATGGAAGGTCTTCGCGAGGTTTCGGATGAGTACTTAGGAGATAAGAACAGAGCCGAGCCCGCACTTGAAGGGTTTAAAAGAAGAGACACCTCAAGGAAAAAGCCTAGGTTTGCTAGGTCTGTTGTTGGTCGCTATGCTCTCCGGCGCGCTGAATCAAAAATGCAACCACCGCCGAAAGGCATGAGCGTTGTTGAGGCTAAGGGAGTTAAAAGCCTTCCAGGTATTACAACCAAGAAGCGAGGCCCAGGGATAGCTCGCAGGCTTCATGCAAAAGAGGTTATACCTCTTTTAGAAAGCGCCCGCCTTTCTTTGGAGAATGCTCAAACACAAAATGTTTCTATTCCTCGGACCAGGGAATACATTTTAACAAAAGAAGTTAATAAAATTCTTGAGGGCCGAGAAGCTACGAGTGGGTCAAATCAATTTAAACAAATGGTAGCTCAAGCAAGAGATGCATACGGCAAGAACCAGCCTTTAACTCAGCTACTAGAGCGCGCTTATGAATCAAGCATGAGTATGCCAGAAAAGTTTGTATTTGAACGAGTGATTAGATCTTTAGAGGCAGACACTGGGAAGATTTACCAAGGTATTCAGCGGGTCTTTCATAATAAGAAAACCCTAAAGGCCGAGCTTGCTCGGGCTAATGAAGTAAAGCCTGATGTCCCCGCAATGGAAGTAGATATTACTTCAACTCAAAAGGGCAGCCCGCTAAAAGAAAGCAAGCCTCCTACTGTTGGGTTTAGGCAGGACTTCCCAAGCATTGGTGACGTGCCTATGCCGCAGTGGCTTAAGAGTGAACTGCAAAGAACGCGATTAAAGTTTGAAGATAAAGCAGGCATGTCTCCTGCTCAGAGCAACGCTTTCCTTGCTTCAATTATGGACGCTTTCAGCGATGGGATCTCGCTGTTAGCGAGCCCCACCGCTAAGAAGTACGCAGCAGAAGGAGCGATACGGGCTATTGAGCAACAGCTAGGAAGGCCACTAAACAAAGCTGAGAACGCAAGGCTAACCAAAGCTTTTAATGATTACCTTCAGCAGTTTGATCGCCCCTTTGAAGGGCGATCTTCCCTTGCTGAGTATGCTGATGCGCCTGACTACTCTAGCCCTGCTGCTTTGGCTCGGTCTGTGATCAGAAAAATACCCAGCAACTTTTTAATCAAAGGAAAAGACGGAGCGGTTTTAGCTACTGTTAACCCTGGAAAGATTTTCTTTAATGAGTTGTCTTCCCTGAGAAAGCGAGATGCTAAAGGTAAAGCAAACAAAGACCTGAAGAAGATCCAGGATGAAGCGTACCAGGTTATCTACAACAAGTGGGTTGCTCAGGCTAAGAAGGAACTGATTAACAAGTTTGTTAAAGCTGAAATGGATCGGCTTAACATTAGTTATGGTTCAACCCTTGCTGACGCAGCAACCCGGATCGCAATTAGCCGAGAGCTTTACCAGGACTCGATGCCTATTGCGCTGCCGTCTCGCCTCGCTGAATTAGTAGATGTTGTCCATCCTGAAGGCACCTACCAAAACAGGGAGCTAACAGTTGTTTCGGCTAAGGACATTGCAAACACAATCCGAACTAACCCCGAAACAATTATTGAAGGCATGAACGCTGAGCTTAAAGCAAACGGAAAGAAGGCACTGACTAACGAGCAGGTGCTCGAGCTTACCGGCAACAGACCCAGCGAAAAATACCCAGTGGAAGTAGGCTCTAAACTAGATCAGCTAGCAGCAAAGCTAGAAAAATATGAAAGCCCTCAGTCTCTCGCAAAGAACGACGCTGAGCTTTACAATAAGTTTGCTGATGCCTTTGCGATGAAAGACCAGGATTTATCTATGCCTGCCTTCCTTGCGCCGGATGGAAACTGGGTAACATCCCCACTAAAAGAAGCTGCTTACACTGGGGCTAAGAACAAAAGAACAGGGCTTGATACTTCGATCCAAGAGTTTGCATCTGATGGTGCAATGGGATCGTTTATGCACCCTGATTGGATGGAGTCTGTTGCGTTTAACGCTCAGCTATTTGATGCCATGTCATCTATGAATACATGGAACTCCATAATGAAAGGCAACGTTACCTTTGGTGCAATGCTTACCCATCTTGGTAACACTTTAAGCCACTCACTAGCTGCCGCCCTGCACCGTGGTCAGAACCCTATTAGCTTATATAACGATGTTGCTATGACAGCATGGGCATTTAGGGCTTGGTCAAGAGAAAAGTCTGGCTTTGCTAACAAAGCATCAGGCATTAAGGATGCTGGTCGCTGGTTTGATCGAGACGCCTTTGAAGCTTTAGATGCTTACGCAAGCCTAAAGAACTTAGACTTTATTTCAGTAGAAAATGTGAAGCCTATTTTTGGTGGCGACTCACTACCAGGCAAAGCCTTTGGTTTAAAAGAAAAAGCTTTAAAGAAGCTGTATCAAATGGAGGACAACGCACCCCGTTTGTTTGAGGCGGTAAGCGAGTACAAATCAATTACCAAGGACCTTTCAAAGCTAAAGGATGGTGAGTTCTTAGAGCTTCAGACAAGCCGCAATGGTTACGCTGTAATCACCAAGCGAGGAGAAAGGTTTATGCAGGGTGGTAGAGAGCTAAACCAGCAGGGCCTAAGAAAGCTCAAGGTTAGCCAGGCTATGTGGCGTGCATCCAACCGAGTTGTTAACTACTCGCACATTCCTCGCTTCATTAAAGAGATGCGAATTGGGAACATGGGAATGCTTGCTACCTTTATCAGCCCATTCATTAGCTTTCCTTATCTTGCTTTGGATATTCCCTACGTTAAGAAAGGTATCTTAGCTGGTACCCTGTTTGATGGAGGCATGAATTCTCGAGGCAAAACAAACAGCGTTGATATTCTAACATCTAGATCAAGGCAGGATACACTTAGGGCTGTTCGGGTTGGCGCTTACGGTATGGCAATGGCTGGCATTGCTCATCCGAATACCAACGACCTCCAGGAAATGAACAGGTTTAAACAGGAGCCGGGCTCTGTATCTAGTGCTCTAGTTAGAAGCACACCAAACCATAATGTTATCCAGACCTGGCGCTGGAACAATGCCAACCAATTTGAAATGACTTTCCTTGCACTAGAAAATATCCTGGCTGCTCAAGCGTGGATAGCTAGTGGGTACCTTGAGGCTACTGATGGTGGTTTGTTTGGCTCGAAGAAGCCAAACAAAACCATGCGTTATTTCCAGCGAGCTACAGCAGAAGGAAGAGTCTTAACTCCGAAAGATATTACTCGACTCGGCGCTTTGTCTGGCAACTTTTGGTTGAGACCTTTGGTTAAAATGCTTTACTCTGATGACTCGGGTCGATCTAAAGGCTGGCTTGATTTACCAGCTGCTCTTGATGGGTTAGCTGGCGCTCTAATCGGAACAGACAATTGGTCCTTTGCTAAAACAGCAGCCCCCCTTGCAGGCTACTCTCCAAAGGGGCAATTCTCTAGCTACCGTTCTTTGATTGATGACCTAGAAAGAACTGACCAGCTTCAGTTTGAAAAGCTAAACCCTCAACAGCAGATGGACTTTATGCTTGAGCATTTTGTCGAGGGCATTAGCCGTGTCTACTTTAGAAGTAGAAAGATTCTAGAGAACGACAAGCAAATCAATCAGGCAACTCGCAATCTTCTAACCGGCATTCGGGGTGGAATGATTAACGGGCTAGATAAACAAATCAAAGAATCGACCAATGAAACAGAGCGCCGAAAACTTCAGTCTTTAAGGACACTTGTGGACCGCTCAATAAAAAAATATGCTAAAGCGCAGGGCGATTTCTATCGGAAGCTGAGAGATGTTGAAGCTTACCGTGGAGTTGTATCTAAAGATAAGCTAGCTAAGGACAAAGGATACAACCTTAAACTGCGGCTGCTTCAAGGTGCTCGAGGCGCAAAAGAAGATGCAAGACAGACTCTTGATCGAGAGCAGCAACAAATAAAACAGCGTGCCAAAGCAGCACGAGAAAGAGTGAAATAATGCCTAAGACTATTGTTCAGTATATTGGACCAGGCAACGTGCGGCATGAGATCATCGTGCTTGATGAAGAGCCCGCAAAGAAAGCAGCGAAGAAAAAAGCTGAGCCGAAGAAGAAGAAGTGAATCCGTTTCTTCTACAGCCAGTACCCACCGGTGACGCATCCGCTCGCTACGAGCGGCTGAGTCACGGTAGCACGACATGGCACGACCTGATGCCGACGCCTGCTAATGGGACAGATGGCACGACTGGCGCTGCGTTTACCTGGCCTAACTTCAATGGCGAAAGCTTCGTCACGATTGGCAACCCTGCAAAGCTAAACTTTGCCGGGGCCTTTACTCTTTGCACTTGGGCCTACCAAGACTCCGGTGTCCCTCATCAGGGAACTGAATTTTTTATTGGTAAAGATGGCGGGCTCGGCCGAGATGTAGGTTTAACGTCGGCTGATAATGCAAACGACATTAAAGGCTTTGTCTTTGAGGGCGGCTTTGCGGCTGCTCAGTATACCGGTTCAGGCCCTGGCGCTTTTTATTACTTGGTCTTTGTTAACGAAGGGCCAGGCAACAATCTGAAGTTGTATGTTGACGGGATTCTTCGAGCCACTAACACAGGAAAAGGCGTAGAAGAAAGTTGGTCAGCAGGGACGGCTTGGGAGTTTGGCCGAGACCAAGCACCTGATAATTACCTTACGGGTATTCTTGACACCGGCCGCTTTTACTCCAGAGCTTTAAGCCCCGACGAAATACTTAGAGACTATCATGCCGGCAAGCCGGCGCATCCATAGGAAAAAGAATGAGCTTTTTAAATAAGAACAATCCCGTCTGGTCATCATCAACGACGACCACACTTGTTACGATCAGCGGTAAGTTTGATACCATTGCCGGCCGAGACGGAACAACGATCGTATCTAATCACGGTCCTGTTAATCTTTATGTTGGTACTGTAGAGCATCCCACTACGGGTATCCTGCTTCAGCCTGGCGCAGCACTAACCCTAGCTATGCAGCCTGGCGTTACCATTTATTTAAATGATAACAGCCAAACAGCAGTCTATACCCTTGTGGAATTCTGATGACACCCGGCTGGCCTCCAAATTTCAGTCCGTTCGAGTTCCGTTGCAAGTGTTGCGGGACCATTGGGAACGAGCATACCGCACGTCATCTGGCGTGGGAACTGCAACGTATCAGGGAACTGGTAGGCCCGCTGAAGATCAACAGTGCGTACCGATGCCCGAAGCACAACAAGAAGGTAGGCGGAGCATTCCAAAGCCTGCATCTTGAGAGCATGGCAGCGGACCTAGTTGCCACAGAGATTACGCCCGACAAGCTACAGGACACGATCCTTGGCTTGATGGAACACAACCGCATTCCCAATGGTGGGCTTGGAAGGTACAACACCTTCACTCACTACGACATTAGATTAACCCCAGCACGCTGGGACCATAGGAGCAATCAAAATGAAACGTGAATTTATAGCTGACAGCGTTCTTAAAGCAAGGGCTGCTGGCAGAATGCTAGCAGAAAAACGCAAAGGACCCAGAGGAAAAAGCAACACTCGCCGCTATGAGGACATGGGTGACAATGACGGCATGCAAGATGCTGTAAACCCTAAGCCTAAATTCAGAGTTAGCAATGTAGAAGACCCCAAGAAGATCAAGCGCAAGGCTAAGCCTAAAGCAAAAGATCCCAAACGAGGGCTTAAGCCAGGCGAGATGCGGGGAACTTCAGCACAACGAAAGCGCACACTCGAAGCCACTAAACAAAAACGACGGAGTAGTTACTAATGGATAAGATGAAGAGTCGTAAGCTGTGGCTGTCTATACTGGCAGCAGTTCTCCCTTTGATTGCTAAGCATTTCTTTCCTAGCTTGCCAACCGAAGCCATCCTTGCTTCAGTGCTTGGCGCTGTGTCTGGTGTGATGGGCATCAGCATGGAAGATGTAGCTAAGCAGAAGCGGGCTGCCCTGGAGGCAGCCGCTTCCTCTGCAAAAAAGCCCTCAGAATAATACCCCCTGTTATACTACGCCCTGGCGATAGCGGCGGCCTTGATCTTTCTCTTAGTGGGAATGATCATCGGTGGGACGCTGGTGCTGCTGTTAGACATACGCTCGGACGAGACTTCGATCTCACCGCACAACTGTCAGCCGGAGCCAAGTGGGGCGGAGCCACCGATTGGCAAGGAACCGTAGGGATGAAGTGGAGATGGTAAAATGAGACGCTCACCTGCGATGGGGTCTTATGGGCTGCCTGTACCTGGAAGCTCATCCGGCACACGACCAAGGAAGAAGGTTCGGTTTACCAGGACCAAATCTAAAGCTAGAGAAGAAGCAGCAAAGAACAAAGCCAAACTCAAAAAGCTTGAAGAGCGCATGAGAAAGCTTAAAGTTATAGGCAAAGACCAGAAGATTTCAAAGAAGCTCAAGCCTGAGCAGTTTGAAAAAGGTGTAGATAAAAGTAAACATGATCACCGACGCTTTCGGTATGATCGCGAATAACACGGAGAGAATAGCATGAGACGATCACCAGTTTTAGGAGATTACGGGTTGCCTGTTGGGGGCGCTTCTCGTGGGGGCCGGGCTTCTGTCCGCTCAAAGTCTTCAGGGAAAGCTGCGGCTACAAAAGGCAAGATTGCTATTAAGTATGGTAAGGCCGGCACTCATAGGGGTGTTAAGTTTGATAAGCCCACTAAACATTCCAGCACTAAAGAAGTCTTTAAAGATTCTGACGTGCGCCGACAAGCTGCTAGCCGAGGGATGGGTCGCTACCTACGAGAAGGATTAAACATTACTGAACGCACCAGGATGCGACAGTTTGCAAAGAAGTTTAATACAGACAAAGGGATCATGCGCCAAAGCTCTACGATGCAGGAGCGCACAGCTTTCCTAGATAATATGAGGCGCTCAGGTGCTAAGGTATCTAAGAACATGAAGGAGTGGGTTAAGCTGGGCGCACGAACCAAGCCAACCATAAATGAAAAAGCGGATGTTAATAGAGCACCAGATGCCTGGAGCAAAAGAAGAAGAAGGCAAAACATTATCAAGGGTCGCCAGGCTCGGGAAAGAGACAACGTTAGAGAAGCTTCTGAGGCTAGAAGCGAACGAGTTGGACGTGTCCGCAAGCAAATGGTTGAAGCTGCTAAAAAATCTGGTGGTGATGAGCGAGTCCGGACCCGCAGTCCTAAAGTCAAAGGGAAGAAAGCACTTGGCTTTGATAAGCAGATGGATAGCCAAGCAGCTAAAAGCCCAAGCGGAACCGCTAAGCTTGCAGTACGCAAGCGCTTAGGCAAAGCACAGGCCGGCAAGCAAAAGGCTCAGAAGGCTATGGCGCGAACGTCTTCGGCTGATAGGACACGCAAGGGCGGCTTTAGTTTCTATGATTAAGTATAGGGGTGAAACGTTTCCAGGTTTAAACAAACCGAAGCGAACACCTGGGCACCCTACTAAATCTCATGCTGTACTGGTTAAGGTTAACGATAAGATTCGCATGATTCGCTTCGGCGAGAAGGGTGCAAGCACAGCAGGCAAGCCTAAGTCTGGTGAGTCTGATCGCATGAAGGCTAAGCGTAAGTCCTTCAAGGCTCGTCACCGTAAGAACATTGCCAAGGGCAAGACCTCTGCTGCGTACTGGGCTAACAAAGTTAAGTGGTAGGCACACAACCTCCCCCCTAAGGGGGAGGGGTGTGGTACTATAGCCTGCCTCCAAGCTTTATGATGGCACGCTCGCAAGCCTCCATTGTTTTCTGATCTTCTGCGTTCAAGTCAACGCTGTAATTTCTATCGCAAAGATCAAGGTAGATATTGTAAAAAGCCTCAATGCCTAATGTAAGTTGTTCTTCTGTAAAATAAACTGTCTTTCCTTTAGCCATCATGCCTCCTCAAATCTGTGATGATGTAACTGTGGGTAGAGGGACAGGCTATCCATTGTGCCGAATCTATTCTTATCAATGATAACTTCTACCTTGCCAGCTAGTGCCCCTTCCTTATCGACTG